AATGTCAAGATACATTGTACTAAACTATATGATTTAGCAGAAGAAGATCCACCATAACCGAAAATGGTCCTCCAATTTGGATTCTTAGCAGCTTCGTAAAAGTGCCAATAATTAGGATTAAATAATTTTCGGTTAAATGTTATCATTCTGTTTCTCCTTCTTCTTCTTTATCTTCTATATCACTAAAGCCAATTTTTAAACCTTTAATCTCTCCTGAGTGTTCAATTTCTTTTTTCTCTGTCCATTGCCCTGGTCTTCTATTAGCTAACCACATTTTAGCCATTGCAGGATTTGGAGGAAAGTATCGTTTTACAATTTTGCTTTTAATCTCTCCAGTTGCTTGATGTAAGTAGGTCACTTCTTCTTCTATACACACCCTTCCTGTTGCTGCCTCAAATACAGATTCTTCTACTAAATCGTCCGCTTTTTCACGTCCACGTTTAATTGCTTCCGAAAATTCCGAGTGAATATCAATGTATAGATATACAGAACTAAGTGAAACTCGTAAGTATTCAGCTAATTGTACCATTGTTTTTCCTTGTATAAGAAACTCATACGCTCGTTCTGGAAAATCACTTTTATATTTTGTATTTGTTCCTACTTTTTTAATTTCAATATTTTTCTTGTTGCTCATGGAAATCTATTTTAATTAATAACTTTTTAAGTTAATCAATAACCATCTTAATAATTTGCATTTATATAATCTTGTATTTCAGTATCAAATTCATCTTTTAATGCTTGTGTATATGCACCTTGAACAACTGTTAAACCTAAATAAGTTTGTGCAGTAATCCAGTCACCTGTTAATAGTGCATTTTTTACATTAACTAATTTTGTATCTATTTCAAATGCTTCTGCTTCTGTTCTTACTGCTGTAATAATACTTTCTACTAATTCAGAACGTTTTAAATTATAATAGTTATGTCCATCTTTTTCTTTTTGCTCATAATTATTCATCAATTGAGTAATTAAATAATCTTCTTCAAACAAAGGAAGTGAGATGTAATAATTTTCGATCTCTGTTTTTTCTGCTAAGGTAAAGTCACCTATAATATTTACTTTTCCATCAAAAGGCACAATAGAATGTATTTTACCATCATAAACCTTGTTGATATGGAAGTTAAATTGCTTTTGGTCTACTTCTAATTTTATGTCTATACTAAACTTCATAACTTAATAATCTAATTTTTTCACATTTCATGTTACTGTAACTCTTACAAACTTGTGGACGCTCTTCATAAACTGAACACAACATTGATTTACGATTTAAAAAAGGACAGTAGCCATCATCTGACTTATTCATATTTGCATAATTACCTTCATACAAAACTTCAAGATCCTTTTCTATAAAACCTTTTAGATGTGGACTTTTTTCTAAAAAGGAATCAACATTTTTTGTAAATTCTTTTTTTACTTTGCTTGAAAGTTCGTTATACTCTTCTTTGCTTACTTCTATTTTAAGTTTACAACACCCACTATTTACGCACTTTTTGCAATCTACCATTTATGAAACCGAAAAACCTGTTAGCCATCTATTATCAATATCTACGTTATCTCCTCTTGTATTGAGTTGAACATCTATAAGATCGCCAACAATTAAGCCATTAAGGATAAAATCTCTTTGTAAAGTTTGATCTTGTTTTTTCTTTTGCGTGTCAAACTGTAATTGTTTTACAAAAGAAAATTGAACACCAGCCGTTAAAGCTTGAACAGTGCCATCTATTAAAGTGATGTTTCTCGAAGATATTGGAGTAATTGCTAAAGTAACTTCAACTTCTTCATCATTATCATTATTACAATTAATAGTTGATACAAAAGAATAGTTCCCATTACTTGCAATTGTTAATTGCATATTAGGAACATTAGTTAAAGCATTACTATTAAAATTGTTTATTACAGCACTACTATAAGAAGAAATTTTTGTAAGTGCAGGAACAGTAATTACAACATTACCAACACCTTCTAAACTTTGTGAATTTACAGTTTTTAAAGGTCTTTTTGTTTGAATAGTTAATGTTGTTTCATCTCCTGTATTTACACCTGTATTATTAGTTTGTAAAGTGTTAATATCACTTGCATTATCAGATGTTGAAACACCTAATTCGTTTAATGCTAAAGCTGTTGTTGCTCCAGGTATTAGCGAATCATTTGTAACTTGAGATGCTTTATAGTCCCCACTTTGAGCCGTAATTATACCAGTTCTTGAGAAAACAGATGAAACGTCTCCTCCACCACCACCAGCAGAGCCTCCAATTGTTATAATTTTTCCCATGATTATTTAATTACAACGTTTAAATTAAATTCACCAGTACTTCCATTACTTGTGTACTTTACAGCAATGTATGAGGTTGTCAATTGATCAACCCTTTCAATTTGAACGGAATCCTCATCTAATACTGTTGTTGCTTCTACTCCTCCAATATTCATATTAGAAAAGGAATCAGGAGAATCAAAAGAACTTTGTTGTAATTCCAATACTCCTGTATTCCCTACAAACCCAGATTTTTTCAAAAAGTGAACCCCGCAAACCTCTTCTTCCTTTAAAATATGTATTACTTCAAATAAATCTTGACTTGCGTCTTTTGTAAACGATATGTTTTTCATGTTTTATCTTTTTTTTTAAATATACGAAAAACAACAAAAAATATTTACATTGATTCTTTTAATTACATTAATTACTTGTTATTTAATTGTTCTAGTAGCTTATTGGTTTCTTTTTGTATCTGCTGGTTTTCCTTCAAAATATCCACAATTTTGTTTAATTTAAAGTACCAACAATAAACCTCACGCAACGCAAGAAATAATCCAAATGATACTACCACTATTACTAATAAAAATGATTTGTTTGCTAATAATTCCATGATTAAAATATTTAATGTTTAATAATTTATTTATTTGACAATATTATCTCTCCTTTAAAAGATTTAAATCTTTTCATATCCCAATCTTCATGATAATCACCTGAATTTGACCAATTTGTCTTTATTAATATACCACATTTTGGCTTTGTAAATAATACAATTATATCCTCATCCCCTATCATTAAACAAGGAAATAACAATATTGTATTTTCTTCTTTTACTTCTACTCTCATAATCTTAATATAAAACAAAACCCTAAAAAGGAGCATAACTTCCAATTTAGGGTCTGTCTTGTTTAGTCCTTGACTAAAATTATTTAATTGCTGGTTATGCTCAGCGAAAGCAATATACTATTATATTTTAGCATTTTCAACTTTATAGAAATCATTCATTAATTTTCTCCATTCAATCAATACTTTTTCTTTGTCCTTATCAGTAAAGCATTTTATTTGCTCCCCTTTCTCATTTATCACTCTTGTACTCCATTGTTTTTTTGTTTGACAATAATTAGGACGTACAACTGTGATATGCGCTTTTGGAGGATTTACAGCCATGTAATGTGGTGCTACTTTTTTTACTGCTACTTCTGTTTTTACTTCTTGATTTTCCATGATTCTATTTATTTAATTATTAAAATAATGTAGGCTGTAATAATATTTTATTGACTCTTTTATTTGCAATTTCAATGTATTTTTTTTCAATCTCAAAACCTACAAAACGCCTTTTTTCTTTTACACTCATAGCGCATTCTGTACCACTTCCAGCAAATGGAACCACTACTAAATCATTTTTACGGCTACAAGTGTTTATTAATATCCTTGTTAGTTTTTCTGGTTTTATTGTATCGTGGTCGTAGTTGCTTGTTTCGTAGTTTGGCAATCTTATTACATCACCTAAATGCAAAGAGTTGTTGAATGGTCTGCGTAGTTCCTCGTATTCCTTGCGTAGTTCCTCGTATTCCTTGCGTAGTTCCTCGTATGGTTTAAGTAAATATTTATTATTTAAGTATTCTCTAATTTTTAAATATTGTTCTTCTGTTATTACATTGTCGCCATTTAACCAATTAGAAACGCATCCAGTTAAACCACCCGTTCTACTTGGGAATAATTTAGCAATTTCTTTATTTGTTATTTTTGCATTTTTAAACTCAACTTTTAGGTATTTACTAAATGGGTTTTTTGGTTTTAAAAATTGTTCAAATACTATTTCACCACCTGTTTTTTGTCCTCTTTGCTCATACATTAAAATCCTTTCAGTAAGTGGGGCAAATGTTCTCAAGTCTTTGTTAAATCTTATTTGTTGTTTATGGTCGTTTGTGTTTTCCCAAACTATACTATTTAATAAATTAAAATGCTTATCAAATATTATTTGAGCATAAGCAATATTTTTAGCATCACCATACCATAAAATCGTACCATTATCCGATAAAATTCTTTTACATTCAATCGCCCATTTTTCAACATCTTTTAAATAATCACTAAAACTATTCCAAACAAAATCAAACCCCCCTTTAACTTCAAAATATGGAGGGTCTGCAATTATTAAGTTTGCGCACTTGTCAGGTAAATCATTATTTAAAAAATCTATATTGTATATTTTGTTAATGTTCATAATATTTTATTTACAATTACTTTTATTTTTATGACCTTGAAGACTGTTCTGTGTTTCAAATTCTTTTCCACAACCTGAACAAGTAAACCTGCTTTTATACTTCAGTAATTCGCTTATAATTTGCTCATTATCTTTTTTCATCTGCTTAATAGTTGCTTTCTTTTGCTTCCTATCTTCCTGATAAGCACTTAAAAACCGATTCAATTTGTCTTTATTCGCTTCGCTTTCTGTTTTCTGCTTTTCAACTTTGCTTAATAATTGCTTATTTAGTGTGTTTTCCGTTGTTAGTTCGCTTATAATCCTTTCGTAATCATTTTGTACATCTTTTTGTTTTTCCTCTGTCTGTGCGTTGTTTTCTTTTACATACAATTCACTAAAAGCAAATACAACAACTGGAGATAATGCAGAAAGTATTAAATCAATTCCAAACTTTACTACTAATTCAGGACCAATTAAAACGGCTGGACTGGTCCAAAGATAAGGCTCTGTGAAGTAATTTAAGTTTAAAAGAAAAACCATGAAAGCAAATAAAGCTCCCAACCACCTTACGCCCTTCGCTACAAAAAGCAATATTGACAATTCTAAACTAATGACTATTACTATTGTCATCAACCATGCAAAAAGGAAAGCGATTGTTTCGGTTGGACTTTGCTCAACTAAGGAAGGAAAAGCGAAGGAGTGCTTTACATAAGTAAAGGAAATCTTTTGCGTATTTGCAATTACGTTCAGGAAAGCAAGAAATAAAATAGTATTCTTATCTTTTATTAATGTAGAAAATTCGTATTTTTGTCGTGTTGATTCGCTCATAAGAGTTTTTTAATTTTAAGTTTTTAGGCAACCTCACAAGTTGCCTTTTTTGTTTTATGCTATTAGTTTTCTTATTCTTGCCTTTGCGTGGCTTAATTGCGATTTTGAAGTATTCCAAGAGAGCCCTTTTATTTCTGCAATCTCTTCATGAATCATACCTTCAAAATAATACAAATTGAAAATTTCTTTTGCACTCCTTTTTAATTCTGAGGACTTTCTTTTGATCAATTCAATCTTTTGTTTTTGCTCCTTTTCATTTTCATCCTTGAAAGAATCTGAGTAATCAAAAATATTATAATACATCTCTATATTATCAGTATCATCATTATTAAGACAATAAATTTCTTTTGACTTATTTTGTAGGTGATAAACCTTGTACGCTTCGTTTGATGCTATTCTATAAATCCAACCGCCAATAACTCCTTTACTTTCATCGTACTGGTCTAACTTTCTAAAAATCTTCATCCAAACTTCTTGACAAACATCATCCACTAATTCATCTTTGTATTTTATTACCTTCCTTACTGTATTGTAAACAAGTCCTTTGTGTTCGTTGTAAACTTCGTTAAATTCCATAATATTGATTGATTTAATTGAGTTGATTTTTTATTTAATTGATTCTAAAAAAAGAGCATCTTCTACATGAAAATTGATCCTGTTAAGCATAAGACAAACCAACTCTCCTTTTTTATTCACAACAAATCTTGTTGTTTTCCAAATCTGATTTTTTATTTTCTTTTCCATAATCTTAATATTCTGAATCTATTTGCGTTTTAGCATCTGAGTAATTCCCAGTAAACCTATCATAATCTAATTTTGCAACCCCTAAACGACCAACAAACTCAAATTTAACTTTTTGAATGTGGGCTTCTACTGGCATTGTATCATCGTTTTTATCTCTGAATACACTAATACCATTGTGCGTCTTATTAAAGAAGTTACCACTTCCAGAAATATCGTTCAATGTTGCTACTCTATCAACTCCCTGCTGATTTGTAACTCCTTTTGTTGGATGTGCTACTAAGAAAACATGCACATCATAATCTTCTGCAAATGCAATAATTTTAGACAATACTCTTGAAACGTAGTTGGTTTCGTTCTCTCCGTTTTTCATTTCATGATCCAATGTATTCCACGGATCAATAACCAACCCTTTTACTCCGTACATTGCTTTTAATCGCTTCGCTTGTGTAAGTATGTAATCAATATTCATTAATCCCCTATGCTTCTCTCCGTTTTTCTCTTCTACTTTATGAGATATAAAATGAAAATGGTGGTAAATGAATTGTTTAGCTTCTGAATATTCTTCTGGAGTCATTCTGTCTTTTAAAAGTTCTCCTTGAGCAGAAACAACATTTCTAAAAGGTTTATTAATGAATTTTGTCGCTAATCTTGTGGAATGTATTGCACTTGGTGTTTCCATTGAACAAACTGCAAATCTCCAATTGTGAATTTTTGATAATTGAACCATTAAGAAATCCAAGAATACAGATTTACCTGAGCCAGAAATACCAGTCACCATTGTAAGCTCCCCACCACGAAAACCAATTAATTTATCAAGTTCAGAAATTCCAACTTTATCAACATTTGGGAAACCATAATCATAATAGTTATCAACTGTATTTTCAAAATCAGAAATATCTTGTACCCCATTTACTTTATTAAAACCTCTATATTCAATTACTTCTTTTACTGTTTCCTTATCATGCTTCAAAAGAACATCATTCATGTCTTTACAATCTTCTGGATAAGTAACAATGAAACAATTTTCCTCTCCAAATCTTGAAACAAAAGCATCTTTTAGGTTTCTCCCTGCATTATCAGCATCAAAACATAAACATAGCTTTCTATCTTGTAATAATTCTTTTGTTTTTGGACAATCCAAATAAGAAAGATTTTGATTCTTACCACTATTAGCTCCATTCGGAACTGAAACAATGTTTCTAATCTCTCCATAAGCTTCCATTATAGAAAGAGCATCAATCTCCCCTTCTGTAATAATTACCATTTTAGACTTATCAACTACAACATTATCTAAATTATAAAGGATCAATTCACAATCTTTTTCTAATCCAAAGTTTTTAGAAAAAGCGTGTCTATGTTTTACGTTTACAAGCTCTCCGTTTCTATAAAAATTGAAGTTAATAGAAACATCTTCTTTACTTAATGCACCAAAATATTTAATACTTTCAGTTATCCCTACACGTTCAATTGTGTTTTCAGATATACCACGACTCAATAATGCTTTTAAAACTGATTCTTTTGGCTTGTATGACTTTGTTATTGGTTTTTGATATGATTGTATGTACTTCTTCTCAAAAGTCTTGTGTTGGGGTTTTTTAGTTTCAATGCTTCTTTGTGGAAAGTCATTGTTTTGTGAAATTGTTACATTTCCTATACTTGCCAACTCTTTACAAGCATCAGGAAAAGAAAGGCTTTTTACTTTTTGAACAAAAGAAATTGTGTCCCCACTTTCTCCACAACCAAAACATTTATAAAAATTCTCATTTGCATTTTGAACAACTGTGAATGAAGGTGTTTTTTCATCATGAAAAGGACAACACGCTTTATAACTGCTTCCTGCCTTTTTTACATCAATATAGTTTTTGACTACATCTACAATTGGTATTTGTCTTAATTGATCTAATTCTTGATTTGTCATAATCTGTTTTTTAAATTATTCGTAATGCCAATCTTGTTGTGGTTGTGGTTGTGGCGTGTTGTGTTTTGGCGCTGCTTGCTCAATAAAGATTTCGTCCTCCCATGAGCGATTATTCAAATATGTGCAAGGAAATTTTCTAAATTTAATTTCTGGAGTTGATTGTACATACAAAGCAATTGTGTCTTTTATAACTTGTCTGTCTTGTTCAGGTAATTTGTTATAAATCTTTTCAGCTTTGTATCTGTCCTTCTTTTTTTCGTATGATTCCCAAAATTCATTAAATGAAAAGCAAGTACCAGCATTGTCAAAATGCGCAATAGTATTTTCTTTTCTTTTCTTTTCCTTTCCTTTCTTTTGCGAGGTTGAGGGAGTAGGTAAGGTTTCGCTCACCTTTCGCTTTGCGACTATTGACCTTTCGCTCACCTCTCGCTTACCGTAGATTTTTTCATCTAAAACAAGTATTTCTTCATTTGTCATTTTATCAGCTTGTTCTTTAGAAACATATTTGCTTTTTATCAAATTACCCTTAATCCCTCCAATTCTTCTACTTTCTTTGTTGGATAAATATGGCTGCATGTACTCATTAAATTTTACACTGAAAAAATCACTTTCATCAATTTGGAATAATTCAAAATTTGCAACCACAGATTCAACTTTCTCTTTGCTTACATGCCATTCATAAGCTAAATCCTCAACAGATGATAAAGGTATCTTGAAATCTGTTTGCTCTCTAAGAACCTCTAATAAAGAAAAGTAAATGCCATAACCTTCCATACCTAAAACCCTGCGTAATTTCAATATCTTGTTATCATTCCTTGCATTCGCAAAATGAGGAAAATAGTATGCGTCTTTTTTCATAATTATCTATTTAAAGAAATAAAATCGTTTTCATCTATATTAAAAAGTTCATAGTCGTTTACCACTGCTTTTAAAACAAACTCTTTATAGTGTACAGATGGAACTAATACTTTAATGTCATTTATTGTCATAGGATTCTGTTTTAATTGCTGCTCTATTAACACAAAAAAACCAAGTCCTTCTGTTCCAAAATCACGAACCAGTTTTTTTATTCTAAAATCATGTAGAATAGAAATTTTTCGAGGTTGTTTCAGTAAAAAATTCAAATCAACATCTAATGCTTTAGCTAATTTTTGAAGTGTTTCTATTTTAGGGTTATTTTTCCCATTCAATAATTGACTTACACGATAAGGAAGCCATCCCATTTTTTGAGCTAATTGTTTTTGCTTTATGTTTTTTTGATCCATAAAGGTTTTTACTTTTAAATAATCTATTACCATTTTCTTAATGTTTTAATGTTTAAACAAATATACACCTTTTATTTTAAAAAGTTACAAAAAATAAACTTTATTTTAATTATATAAATTTTTGTTTGTTTTTTAAAAGCCTTTTTCATACTTTTGGGTATAAGTAATTAACAAATCAATCAAATCAATTAAAAAATAACATTATGGGATTTTATGGAGAAGTGACGGTAAGTATATCAGATTTTAATGATAAGGATGTAATCGAATACGCTAATGACATCAAAAGTAGACAAGGTGTTCAAGTGGTAGACGAAGGAGATGAGGAATTAGTAGATTTAGGCATTATTTACCCTGAAAATATTTCGGTTGTCGA